CGTCGGCAGCGTCAGATGTGTATAAGAGACAGGTTTTATCGATATGTCCCAAAGCGATCGCAAAGATTTACTTTCTCAATTTTTAGATATTGATGTATTCGAAGAATTGTATCAGTTAGCAAACAACGAGATGAGGGACGTTCTTGTCTTATTAAGGGAATATCAAAAAGAAGATCATCACCAGTTATTAAGAAAGTCAGAGTTCGATATAGAGACATACGAGATTGCTTTGGAAGAAGCAAAAGAGCAAAAACTTACAATAGAGACCAAAAGAACCTCTACTAATCTTACGATCCTAAACAAAACAGCTCAGTTGATCCCAATAGATAATAGTATAGTGGACATCGAAGATTTAGAATATCAAAAGTCTAACATAAATGTCGGTATACCCAAACTTCAAAAGCTTATCGAGGCCAATACAGCAGCGATAGATAAAATAGAAAGGGACATAGATCTACTAAATACCCAAACAGTTTCTGGTAAAGTAATCAGAGATATCAATCTAGAAGACTATAGTCACAAGTTAAGATCTTACAAGATGGACACCGAAGCATTACAGTCCCAAAAGTTGGAGTTAAGCAATGCTAACGCGCAGTTAAAAAATAGCCAAAAGAAAATGGAAAAATTGGCCGAACTTAAGTACGATCCCAACTGTAGCTTTTGTATGGACAATGTATTCGTTAAAGACGCCATAGAAACGAAGAACAATATAAATTCAGAAGAAAAGACCGTTAATGACATACAGGACATTATAAAAACATTAGAAGGTAGAATCAAACATAATTCTATAGTTGTAGAAATAAAGGACGCCAAAGAAAAGTACGACAAGAGTTTGCAAGACTTAGAAGCTCAAAAGAATAAACTAAACGCAGAAGACAACAAGCTAAACAAGAAATTGAACGACGTTAAGTTGCTATTGTCCAACATAGAGTCCAAGATAGACGCTCATAACCAACAACTACAGGCAATAGAAACAAACAAAGCGTTAAACTTAGAAATAGAAGACTTAAACAAGGACTTAAAAGCTATAGACAAAGAGCTAAACGCCAAGAACGAGGAGATCGTAGAGATATCTACAAACAAGAAGCTGGAAGAGAGCAACAAGATCAAATATGAAAAGGCGATAGCAAAATTAAAGGAACTAGAAGTAAAGTCAAAGGACTACCAACAATACTTGACAGCCACTCATAGGGACGGTATACCTCACATGTTAATTGCCAGTATTATACCTTCAGTAGAAGAAGAAATCAATAATATCCTTTCTCAAATTGTGGACTTCTCCATAGTTTTACAAGCTGAAGACAAGTCAATAAACGCTTACATTGCCTACTCAGAAGATGATTTTTGGCCTCTTGAATTAACGTCTGGAATGGAGAAGTTTGTGGCAAGTTTGGCGATTAGAACTTCATTGATTAACGTATCTTCCTTACCCAAGCCTAATTTCTTGGCCATCGACGAAGGCTTTGGGGCATTGGATTCTAGTAATTTAAACTCCATGGTGATGCTATTCGACTATTTGAAGACGCAGTTTAAGTTCATTATGATCATATCTCACATTGACTCTATGAGAGACATCGTTGATTCGCATATAGAAATTAATAAGACTAATGGCAAATCTAAAATAGCGCACCCTTAGTCATATTTATTAAGAAACTTAAATGGAATTTAATGTGATAAAAACGGTCATCGCGATCTTTAGTGGAAGATTTCAACCATTTGGTAAACACCACGCAGATTCTTTCAAGTGGTTAGAATCAAAGTTCGGACCAGCTGATACTTTTATAGCCACTACGGATAAAGTAGACCCTCCAAAGAGTCCATTGAACTTTAAAGAGAAAAAAGCAATTATATCTAAGTACGGATTCGGCAATCAAGTAGTTCAAGTTAAAAATCCTTATAAAGCAGAAGAGATCACATCAAAGTACGATCCTAAGACTACGGCCGTGGTATTCATGGTAGGTCAAAAGGACATGCAAGAGGATCCAAGATTTAAAATTGGTACTAAAAAAGACGGTACAGATTCTTATTTTAGAAAGTACGAAAAGGACGGAGTGATGAAGCCTTACACTTCTCACGGCTATTTAATAGTCGCTCATCACGCTTCTCACAATATTCCTGGTATAGGCGAAATGAGCGGTACAAACATTAGAAAAGCGCTATCGACTCCTACTACTACGGCGCAGTACAAGAAAAACTTCGAAGGCGTATTTGGATGGTGGGACGAAAAACTAGCTATGTTAATGAAGCAAAAGTTTTCAAGTCAACCGTTGAAAGAAACGACTGTATTGACTTCTCTTTTCAAAAAGCTATTAATGGAGGGTGGAGCCGGTGGACACATGGCCCATCCGTTCGATTTGGACAAAGTAAAGACCGGTAAAGATTTAATAGCGGTGTTCGAACAAACGGCAAAATTCTTGCAAAAGAATCCAGCGCCAGTAAAAATAGACGGAGTAAACGCTTCTATAAGATTGGGTAACATAGAAGGTAAAAGAGAGTTCGTAATAGATCGAGGATCAGGAAAAGAACTAGACATCAAAGGCGTTACCAAGGTCGATTTACCGGCAAGATTCGATACTCCTGGACACGGCATGATCAAAGTTGGAGGAAAGGTACTGGACATATTCAATTCGGCTTTGCCTTCAATTAAGGACGAATTGAACAAGTTGGGCATGATTAAAAATCCCAACATTCTTTTAAACATAGAATACGTAGAAGGCAAAACAAACGTTCAAGATTACGGCAAAAACTTCTTAGCCATACACAATTTACTAGAGATAACACAAAATCCAGGTAAAAAATCTAGATCAACTCACGAAATTCCTTACTCAAAAGACGTATTAGAATCGTTAATACAAAAACTACAACCTTTTGCAAAGAAACAAGGATTCGAAGTACTGTCCTCAATTCCTGCCAAAGTTGTTAAGACTCCTAATTTTGGTACTGCTTTGTCCAAGAGTTACTCTATAGTACTAGCAAAGGGCAAAAAAGAAACAAAAAGTCTAAGGGATTGGTTGAATCAAGCCAAGAACACAAAAGGCATAAAGCTCAAGTTAAAGGACGGTAAAACAGTAGACGCATTGAGTAAATTAGTTTTCTTGGAAGTTAAAAAAGGCACACCTGTCACAGAATTAGTATCCGATCCTAAAGACGCAAAGATCGCCATTGACTCTTTCGCTATATACGAAGGTACTATGGAACTTGGAGACGTATTATTAAAGTCAATGACTAGTCCGCTAGGTCCAGTCGATCAACAAGAGGGCATAGTCGTAAGAGATCCAGCAATATCAAACGAACCATTTAAAATTACCGGGTCCTTTATAGTTAGAGGCTTACAAACAACCTTTACAAAATAATGACTACACAAGAACGCATAGACCTAATAGAGGACTTTATTGACTTTGCAGCCTATCATTTAAAGATAGACAAGCTTCCAAAGATGACATTCATTGGAGACAAAAGTTGGGTATTAGCCAGGCACAGTTTTGGTGAGTATACCAACGAAACCAACTCTATAGTAATGTATATAGCTAATAGAAATTTAGCTGACGTCCTAAGAACTCTGGGTCACGAATTAACGCATCACAGACAGAACGAACTTGGATTGTTGTACACACAATCTGGAGAAACTGGCTCTCCGGTTGAGGACGAAGCTAACGTAGTTGCTGGTATTTTAATGAGAGAATTTGGCAAGAAAAATGAATTAATATACGAAGGCGTTAAGCTAAACGTATTGAAGAGACTTATAAAATAAAGAATATGAAAGAAAATGTTTTGAAGAGGGAGTTTTCCAAAAAGGACGTCCAAAGAATGAGAAATATCATTACAAAGAGGACAGGAGATAAAACTCAAGTGTTAGCAGGGTGGGAAAAGAAAGATCAAGACCATCAAGAAGGAGACGTATGGGAAGAGCATGGGCGCAAATGGACGATCTCAAATGGTATAAAGCAGACTGTTACTAAGTTGGACGATTTGAAGAAGCTAGTAGTAATGCCGCTATGTTGCCCAAAGTGTGGCAAACCCATGAGACTGGACGATCTCAACAAGAAAATGTACGGAATTCACAAGATATGTTTTGAGTGCGTAATAGACATGGAAGCAGAAATAAAGAGACAGGGCAAATGGTTGGAGTACGTTAGTCAACAACAAAACGCAAATAAAAATGCTCAATTGGACGACTTAGAAAAACGAGTAGAAGCTTGGTTGAATCAACGAGATTCTTTCGTATCAGAGTCAGGAGAAGTAGAAAGTTGGTCAGAGGGCGACAAAACCAAAATGTACGACGAGGTAAAACAGTGGATATCGCAACAAAAGGAAGTTAATCTATAACATATTTATAAATAAATCTATAGAGATGCCGGCAAAATCAAAATCGCAACAAAGACTAATGGGAATGGTACACGCAGCACAACAAGGCGAAAAACCCGCTAGTTCTAAAGTCGCAAAATTAGCAAAATCAATGACTAAAAAATCAGCAACTGACTTCGCTTCTACAAAGCACAAAGGTCTTCCAAACAAAAAGAAAAAGCCAAAATACGAAAATAATATCGGAGAAATCCACGCAGTATTACATCCTCACGAAGGCTGCACTGTTGCAGGTATGGTTAAAGAGATCGATCCTTTGAAAGGATTAGCGCCTCACTCTATCATGTCAGAAGAAGTACACAGCTTACACCCAAGTAGAGAACACGCTATTAAATCTGCTCATAAATTACATCAAGTCCATTTAAAAAAGCTTGAAGAAGTAGAAAAGAAAAAAGACCACGTGGCTAAAAAGATCACTCAAACTATCGATGCTTTAGAAAAGAAGAGAAAAGGACACGTTGATCTAGCTAAACAAGATCCTAAGAACGCAAGATCTCACAAAGAGCACATTGCTCATTTGGCGCATCAAATAGACGATCTAATGGACAAATTAGAGAAGGTTGAAAGATCAAAGAAACACAAGAAAGAAGAAAAAAAGAAATAATGATAGAGACCGAACATTTTTGTCCACAATGTCTTGCTAAATACATTAAAGAACATTGGAATTCTTTACAAGAAGCAAAATATCATGGTAGAACTGTAACTTTAGGAAAACCATTCTTGACTCCTGATGGACCTAAAAAGAGATCTGTCTACGTCAAGAACGCAAAAGGTACTGTAGTCAAAGTTAATTTCGGCCAAAAGGGCGTTGCAATTAAAAAGCACCTCCCTAAACATAGAAAATCGTATAGAGCTAGACACCATTGCGAGAATCCTGGACCTAAATATCGTGCTAATTATTGGTCTTGTCGCGCATGGTAAATAAAATCAATATGATAAAATTAACAAATATATTAAAAGAACTCGCAGAAGCAGAAAGAACAAAATCTGGTCGCAAAGTTAATAAAGCTTATTTGACCAAGAATAAGTCTGCCATGAAAGGCGAGATCGATAGAGTTGCTAAATTAAAGAATAGTGATCCTTCAGCGTATAGAAAATGGGACGCAGATTATTCGGACAAAGATAAAAAGAAACCTTATAAGACCAAAAAAAGCGCAGCAACATCTGCATACGAAAAAAGATTTGGAGAAGGCATAAACGAAGGGAACGAGGACGTAGCGTTAACTCATAAAGCTAAAGCGACCGGCATATCTAAATCAGTGTTAAAAGGAGTATACGATAAAGGTTTAGCCGCTTGGAAAACCGGGCACAGACCAGGAGTTAGCCAACATCAATGGGCAATGGCAAGAGTAAATTCTTTTGTTACAGGTAAAGGTGACGCTAGAAAAGCAGATAAAGATCTTTGGAAAAAAGCAAGCAAATCTAAACATAAAAAATAGACAATATTTATACCAATATATAAGATATGAAAACTAGTACTAAATTAAAATTGGCCCTTCTTAAAGAATTCGGGCATCCTCAAGGACCTATCGAAAGAGACTTCGAAGATTCTGGAGAAAACGACGTTAGATTCGGAAACGAAAAGCATCGTCCTCACAGAGAAGAGCAAGAATACGGAATGTGTCAAGAGTGCGGAGTTCCTGCAATGTACGAAGGCGAATGCCAAGAGTGCGGACACATGGAAGAAGATCATCATTTAGAAGAAGAAAAGCACGAAGTTTTTATGGCACAAAAAAACCTTGAAACTATCATTAAATCTGCCACAGAATTATTGCACAAGTTAGGAGAAGAAGAAAGAGAAGTACCGGCATGGATAGCAGATCATATTACTAAGTCAGAAACCTATATCGAACAAGCAAACGACGGATTCTATTTCGAAGACGAAGATGGAGAAGAAGACGCAGTATATACATCAGAAGAAGAACCAGAGCACAACGACGATATGGACTTATCTAGCTTAATGGAAGTCATAAAAGCAAAGAAAAAACCATCAGCTGGATTAACAAAGAAACAAAAGAGCGGTATTGAAAAGAAAGCTCATAAAGGCAAGAATGTTGGTCACGGTGGATTCGATAAAGTGGCTAAAAAAGCTGCAAAAGAATACGGATCCAAAGAAGCAGGTAAAAAAGTAGCTGCAGCAGCAATGTGGAAAGGCATTCATCGCAAATAAAATAAAGACAAATGAACTTAACAAAACTAAAAGGACACGTTCCCGATAGCGTTATAGCACAATTACCAGATACTATGGCTAAGTTTGAGATCAATACTCCATTGAGATTGGCTCATTTTTTAGCTCAAGCAGGCCATGAATCGGGTAACTTCAGACTAGTTAAAGAGAACTTGAATTATAGCGCAAAAGGATTAAACGGAATCTTTAAAAAATATTTCCCAACATTAGAATCGGCCCTTCCTTATGAAAGAAAACCTGAAAAGATCGCAAATAAAGTGTACGCTAATAGAATGGGTAACGGTGATGAAG